AGGACCTGCGATAGAGCTGTATCGGCCTCTGGCGCCAAGCCTAGAATGGAGCGGACTTGAGTTACGAAGGCATCCCAGAGGGTGCCTTTAGGCAGCTTCACGTCGTTCAGCAGCTTCTGCATGCGTGGGTCAGTCAAGCCCCACGCCACCATCTCGTACTCGTTTGCCATCGCATTCGAGCGACCAGCCTTGAGGTCCTTGGCGAAGTCGCTGAGGGTCGTGCTGGTCTTCAAGTGCTGACGCACCAAGCCCATGACGCTAGTGATCTCCTGCATGGCTTGAGTGGCGGCTGCGTTCACTACCTTGCCATCCTTGATGCCGCGCATGATCTGCACAGTGGCAGCGTGCGTCAGCTCGTGCAGCGTGGTAATTGGGTTAGTCCCCACCCGGCCGGCAGCTGTAGCCCCACGCACAGACACAAGGGTCTCGCCCTTGAACGTGCTGTGCAGGCCGCCCACACCCGGTTTCAGGTACTGCTCGCCGCCACGATCCCCACCACGGATGACCTTGAACAGCGAGCGCTGTCCAGCAGTCTCCATCTTGGCGAGGGTCTCGGCCACCTTGTCCGCAACTACCCGGAGTGCAGGCGGTACGTCGGCATGCTTGCTGATGTAGCTGGCGGCCTCGGCCACAGTCTTGCCGTGGGCGTTCGCCACCAGCGCATCCTCGAAGGTATCCGCTGTGCGGTTCACGCTCGGGATCACTACCTGCCGGCCCATCGACTCAAGCTCTAAGGCTTTAGCTGGTACGGTTGGAGTGACTGCGGCTGGGATGGCTCCCGGAACAGTCGGCTCGGGCACGGCAGCGGGAGTGACAACCGGCCCAGGTCGCACGGGCTTTGTAGCGGTGCGGGCAGCACCCTTACCAACCACAGCGCCAATACCGGCGCCGAGGGCACCAGCAAGCAGGTACGTGCTAGTATCGACTTCCATGTCGGTGGCGTCCATCGCGCCGACATAGGCGACCTGTCCAGCCCCTCCGAGGCCAGCCATGCCAGCACGCCCAAGTCGAAGGGCACGCCCTGTACCGAAGGTGACAGCATCCATAGCCAGAGCCACAGGGTCGACCATAGTTGCGGCGAAGTTCCAGTAAGGATTCTGCTCAATGACACGTTGGTTCTCCTCGTGCTGTTGGATGCGGGAGATGATCTGCTCCGCATCGTCAGCATCAGCGGCTTGTGCGATAGCCTTGGCATACCGCTCGTTCTGCGGGATACCCAGTTCAGCGAATCGCTTCTGGGCGTACGTTCCAGCGTTGAAGCTGCGGTCGATCTCAGTACGTTCTGGACCGAACCACTGGGATGCCTCATCCAAGGCACGCCCGGTGACGGTGCTCTCACTCAGCAGCGCCGTCGCGGTATCCGTGGCCGAGCGTTCCTGCTCAGCCTTGATTGCATCGAGAGTGACGGTGTTGGCCTCTTGGCCGAGGGCAACCTGCCGCTGTACCTGAGGACCGCCGATAGCGTCTATACCGACGCCTTCTACCGGAGTGGCTGCCTGTTGGGCAGTCAGGATCTCGGTCGGGGTCATCGGGAATTTAGGGGTCAGTTTGCCCTTTGCCTCTGCCATTGTTTCTCCTATTGGGCCGTAGCCTCGCTATACCAGTCAGGCCCGGTGGCCAGTTCTGTGAAGTGTGGTTGCATGTACCCGAGGAACGCCTTAACGCGCGCAGGTGTCTGCTTAGCCCACGCACTATCGTAGACCTGCTTCTTGAAGCCTTCCCAGTCTTTCATCTGGATCGCCTTCTTGGTGTTCGTGAACTCGCCCAGCCCCGCCTCGCCAAGCTGGAATGCAGCCCCAGCCAAACCGAGAATAGCCTGCTGGTTCGTGACGCCCAAGTCCTTGGCGATCCGGTTTCCGGCAATCAGTGCGTTGTCGGTGTCCTCAGCGAACCACTGTTGAGCTTGCTCGCGGCTGATGGTGTCACCTTCCTTGAGCTTGCCGGTTACGTTCCGGCCAACACCTACAGCCAGTCCGTTGCGGTCTTTGTACACGGTGTCGCGGTAGCCCTCGTGGGAGAGCATGTCGCGGCGCCAGTCGTACACACCACGTCGCTGCATGCCGCTGGCGTTCCCGCCGTCGATCAGCAGCTTGTTGCCGTTCCCTGCATCGACCTCAGCACCCAGATCCGCAGCCCGCTGTGCATTCACATGCTCGGCGTTCTTGCGGTTGACCTCAGTGCCGATAGCCTTAGGGTCAATCTTGGTGCGGTCCAGCTCTTGGCCGTTCGCATCGTACTGGATACGGTACATGCCGTTCTGGCGGGTGTACTCGAAGGCCACGGTGGACTTGTCGCCGAACACGCCCTTTACATCAGGCGGGTACTTCTCAGCCAGTGCACGGCCAATGCTCTTGGTGTCGCGGGCACCGAACACCTCCTCTGCGCTGGTGCCTCGCGGCAGGATCAGTGGGGCGCGTTCCCGGTCCAGCAGCACACCATCCTGTCCGACCTGAATGGTGCGGCTGGAGACGTTGGCGGCAGCGAGGTTCAGCAGTGCCTCGTGGCCATCTGGAGAGGTCAGCAAGCCAGCGTTGCGGCGGTCGCCACTCAGCTGGAATGCCTCGTCCTGTACAGCGCGGCGGTACATGCTGAGCACAGCCTCGTTGTCGCTGAGGTTGCTGGAGCCGGTGATGAAGTTCCCCACCCGACCGAACGCACCAGACAAGAACGTCGAGTCGACTTTACCGACCAATGACTTCTGGAATGCTTGGCTGTTCTGGAACTTCTGGAAGTCCTCCTGCTGGGTAGCAGACAGGTCCCGTGCACCGTACTCCTTCAAGGCACGCCCCGGCTCGATGCCCAGCTTCGCCTGTTGCAGCATGAACGCCAGAGCGCCGCGCTGCTCCTCAGGTACGCCACTCAGCAGTACGTTACCTGCTGCGGGGTTCGACTTCTCGGCCTGTGTGACCTGCTCGGCAATCGTGTTCAGGGTCTGCACCAACTCAGGCTGCACTTCCCCGTCACTTGCCAGCACGCCCCGGATCGAGGCACTGACAGCCGCACCATAGTTCTTCGGGAACACGCCAAGGCGCAGCCCGAGCTTGGTGGTGTTCGCCAGTCGCTGACTCACCGGGGCGCCATTAGCAGCGGCCAGTTGGTCGTACTTGGTCAGGGCTTCCTCAACGTCGAACCCGAGGGTGTTCAGTTGGTTGATGTCACCCTCTTCCAAGGCTGTCACCATGTTGCCCATGAGCTGGCGGTTCGCTACGCCCTTCTGGGCATTCTGCACAAAGCTCAGCGCCTGTTCCGGCCCCCACAGCTTACGGGCTACGCGGTCCTTGGCGTAGCTTACAGCGTCGTCTAGCCCCGCAGCACCGGAGGCCACACCTGACTGGAATGTCGAATCACGCTCCAGATCAGCCATACTCTCGATGCCTCGGGTGCTGGCTTGGCTACGCTCGTACGCACCGTTCAACTCCCTGCGATCATCGAACGACATGGTGTCGAGCCCACCTGCATCACGCAGGTCCTCGTACACCTTCCGCTGGTTCAGGTCGAGGGCGCCCAGCAAGAACTGCTTAGCCACCTTCTCGCGCTGGCCGTCCGGGATGGCCGGCGTGTTCAGCAGGTTCAAGTGGTACAGCGCAGCCTCTTCCGTGGCAGCCCGGTACGTCAGGTCGTCGCCCTGTGCCTGCGCCGAACTCAGGCGGGCAAGGATGCTGTTGCCTTGGGCAAGGAAGGGCTTGGTGCCCTCCTCAATCAACCAGCCGGCATGGTTCTGCGCCTGCTTGGTGATGAGGGTCTCCTCAGCCTTGGTCTGCTGCATCAGTGCTTGGACATGTGCCTCCGGCGGCAGCCCGTCGAGCGAGGATAGGATGCCCTGTGCCTCTTGACCCATGCGCTTGCTGAACTGCTCCGGGGTTAGCTTCCGCCCCTCGTTCTCAGCGAGCTGCCCCAGCTTCAGGCTGAAGTCTGCCTGCTTGATCCGGTAGTCCTGCTGTTTGTACCCGTTACGAACGAACGGGGCGGCGAAGGCGTCAGACTCGATAGCGTCCTCAGCCTCCCCTGCCATACGTGCGCGGCTTCCCTTGACGATCTGCTCTTGCACGTTGGACTCGAATTTGCGCTGGGCGACTCCGCCTGCCGCGTCGAGGATACCGGCAAGGACTCGTGATGCCCCGCTGCCGGTATCCTGAACTTGGTAGTCCTTCACAGCCGCTCGACCACCGCCTTGATACGCTTGCTTATCGGTCACGTTGACACGCAGCCCAAGCTCCTGTGAGGAACGCTCAGCCATCTTATGCTCCTTTCTGTGCTCCGAACTGGAAGTACGCATTCGCATACATACTCCCTACGGTCAGGGCGCCTGCTAACAGCGGGCTACTCTGACCAGCTCGTGGGTTGGTCTGCCCCAACAGGCCGTTGGCCGTGGACAGTTGTAGTGACCGCAATTGGTCGCCTAGGTTGTACTGCTTGTTCTCAAGGTCTCGATCAATCGCAACCTGTGCCTCCCCGAACTCTCGTTCGAGGTCTAAGAACACGGCGTCGACACTGGCGCCCTTGATGCCGGCAGCCCCAGCCTGCGCTTCCGCAGTACCTCGGGCTTTACCAACTTCGCGCTGTGCTGAGATCCGGGTCTCCGTCGCTTGGCGTCTGTACTCACCTGCAAGCATGCCGAGGCTGCCTACCTGTTGAGCTGCATCCGCCAAGTTCCGAAGGTCTACCTTCTCCCGTGCCTTGTTCTCCAGCTTACCTTGCTTGATCTTCTCCTTGTTGTCGATGGCCGTCTTACCCGCAGACATGGCCCCCGAGATCAACAGGGGAATCCAGAACATTATGCTCTCCTGTACCGTAGGTTGCTCTTGTATCCGTACTCCATAGAACTGATGTTCATGTCGTACGGCCCGTCCGCTCGAAGCACCAGCGAAGACGTGAGCATGTCTACCCGTGCAGGTAGAGGCACCACAGCGGTGTCCACGAACGGTTGACCGGCATCAAGCCTGCGGCTGAACAGTCGAAGCGGTGTTGTGTCGATCCACTGCCCCGGTCGAACCGAGTCACCGATCTTGTACTGGAACTCCCCGGTGTCCTTGTAGCTCACCCGGTAGCCCCGCAGCGTTGCGCGGGACGTGGTGATGGGGACATCGTTGTGATCCCGCACGACTGGCGGGGACGGCTCCATCTCGGAAGTGTAGCCATGCCCGATGATGTACTGCTGCCCCACCTCTGCCTCAGGAACGAGGAAGTCGATGGTGGGGCCACCATCCCACGAGACAGTCAACGCACGCCGTTCAAGGTACTGCCCAACGCCAGCGCTAGTCCGGTATACTCGCGGGTCGTGCTTGATCGTGTCGTAGTACCCAGTATCCACCGTGAGGCGTCCTGCTACTGTGCAGGTGACTGGGCGCTGCATGTCGTACCGTGGTGCGGGCAAGCCTGCTGCGCCTGTGAGGGCTCGCAGATTCAACCGCATTAGGATGACTTGGAAGCCACCGTACACGATGCACATCATGGTGTCACCGCTGAAGTACACACCGAGGATCTGCTTGTGCAGGTCCCAGCGGTGCCACGCCTGCTGCACCTTCTCTGCGCCGGCCCAGATGTACTGGTACACGGTGAGCAGCTCAGGTGTGTCGGTATCCGATCCTGTGACGAGGAACCCAGATGTACTGGCACCAGCGATATACGCTGCTGGACCTGCGATATAG